CCACAGCTTCTTTTTCAATTGCCGGCGCCTTCTTTCTGGCTGGAGCTTTTTTCGCTGTAGTTTTAGTCGTTGCCTTTTTCATAATTAAATTGCGTAGTTAGGAGCGTATGTCCCTAGGATTTTTGCGCCTCCTGCTGAGGAATTAGGGAATCTAATGAAGGTATACATTGCAGACCTTCCTGAAATAGTAGGGAATGGCGGAGGCGCACTCTCAGGCCAATAAATTCCACTTCCCCAAGTAAACGGATTCTCTGGGATATTTGATCCAGAGTTGTTAATTTTGATGACATTAACGACGCCAGTGGCGAAGTTAGCTAAGACAAAGTTAATATCTACGCTGTCTCCTGTAATCGTATACTCTTGTGCATCGTAAACGGCGAAGTCAATTTGATTAGAGGTGGGGGAGGATGGCAAGATATTCGGGCCATTAACCGTATAAGCCACAGAACCAGTAGCGCCAGTCTGACCTGTCGCACCCTTGAGAGCTAAGACTTCCCAGTATGTTCCCGTATTTGATTCTGGGGCATAGCCATTACAGCAACCCGTTCCGTCTCCAGAAATCGACACATAACTTGAGCCGAGTCTTTCAACCACGTCGCTCGCAGCATAGACAGTGGCACTCATCCACGTTCCTAAGAAGTTATTAGAGAGTGTTCCTGTTGATCCAGTAGCTCCAGAGATGCCGTCGCTGCCAGTAGGTCCAGTGCTACCCTTGAGCGCAAGAATTTCCCAGTGCGAACCAGACAAGCTGCCGGGAGAAAACCCGCTATTTTGAGGAACCGCTGGTAGCGAATCGTCACCTGATAGCGAAATCCACGTATTACCCGACTCAATAACAATATCGTCAGAGTAATAATTCGTCGTTGACGCCCAAGTTCCAAAAAATCTATTAGAGATCGACCCCGGTCCACCAGTAGCACCATTAATTCCCGCTTCTCCGTCGTTTCCTCCTGAAGCAACCAAGAACCATTGATTATTTATCGTTCCTGTTGGGTTTTGATTTAAATTACCAACCGCTGCGACATAGCTACCCCCAAGATAGGAAACGATATCGTCCTCAAGGTAAGAAGACGCTCCATTCCAGACTCCCATGAATCTATTACTAATGGAACCAGTTGGTCCTGTCATTCCGGTCTGCCCAGTCGCTCCAGTTGGTCCCGTTGACCCTGTGTTTCCAGTGTAACCTCTCAATCCCTGCGAGCCAGTTTGCCCAGTTGCTCCTGTTTGTCCTGCTGGGCCTGTGGGTCCTGTTGGGCCATGATCGTGAACCTCTAAGACGCCGAGCACGTAATGTTCAGGCTCAGCCAAAGCGGCTCCATCAACGGAGTTTCTTCTTTCAAAACCCCATTTATAGCCAGTTTCAGAAGTATAAGAAAGAGTAGCAAGAAGCTTTGAACGACCGGTTGGTTCTTCATACGAAGACCATACGTTAATATCTTCGACTCTTGACCCTGTAGGAAGTCCAGTAAGATAGCCCTCGTCAGTAATATATCTGCCTGTATAAGGACCGGTAGGGGTGTTAGCCGTGTAAACTGTAAATTTAAGATACTCGCCCGTAACTCCTCCACTAACGAAGTAATTATTCGGGATAATGCCCGAAGTATATGCGTCGACGGTACTGCTAGTATGCAAACCATCGTAGTGGATGTTGTAAGAAAACCCTCTAATTACATGTAAATTGGGATTGATTCCTGCGATTCCAACCACGGACGTATAAGGAGCTTCTTCTCCTGAGTAAATCCCTGTAATTCGACCAAAGTCCCATAGCGGTCCACCGACTGGTCCGATTGCCCCTACGACCCCAGATGCTCCAGAGGGAAGCAAAATCAACTCGCCAGTGGACCCGTCGTCGTAAAGGAACGAAAGACCGGTTACGTTCGTCACTTCATATCCTGTAATTCCTACCCCCGTAGAGCCAGAGACGCCAGACGCCCCAGACGGAATAGCAAACGCGGAGCTAAGCGTGTAACTCGTGTCGTTAGTTCCTGACAGAAGTAAAAACAAATTATTAAAGCCGCCGTTCGATGATCCAGATCCCGAGACGTCAATTACAGAGACGCCTGAGTTACCTGACGGACCCGTGCCACCAGTCATGCCTACGATCCCCGCAGCAGGCTCGGCGCCAGTGACTAGGACATCGTTGAAATACAACTGATCGTCAATAACAGAAAGAACAGAGTCGCCAAAATGGACACCAGAAGTCAAATGAACCGATTTCCAAGGGTAAGATGCGGAACCTATGTCCTGAATACCAGAACCCGTAGGAAGGAAATCGCTTTGAGGGGATAGGCCCGAAGAACCAAGCACATCCAGAATGTAACCGCTGAATTCTGGTTGATTAACCTGTCTGACTTGGATTAAATTGTAGTTAGGCATAATTTTCCTGCATTATACTAGTCAAAGTAGCAATGATGCTACAATGTTTTACACTTACTTAGCAAAAAAAGGAACAAAAGTTTCAAATTGCTCATTGGGAAGCTCGGTGAAATCGAAATAACACTTCACAGCCCATGTCGCAATAAGAAGGGAGGTGTAGTTATCACGCCTAGCACGTCCCACTCCCTGTTCCCTACTAATATGCAGAGGGAAGTCAAAAGTCTGCGTTCCACGAGGGTTTGCCCGAACCTCAATCATGGCACACTGCTTTTTAGTCAGCTTAATCTTAAAGCCAACCTCGTCAATGAATTTAGACTTGGTGATGATGTCATCCTTTACAGTCTTATCCTCAAGAGCTTTGATCAGCTCCATATTTACTTCCTGTCTCATCATGGATGGAAGCAAGCTCTCGCTGCCGCCGGGATGTGAAGCAAACCAAATCTTCTTATAATCAATCTCTCCTTGAAGATGCTCGTTAGCCTGTCTGATCCAGTTATTGTTGGAGAAGACGATTCTGTTGGCTATTCTATGAATTTTTAAATTGTATTCACGCTTAGCCTTGCGCCTCTCTTCGTCTTCATCCTTGGAGGAATCGTATTCAATGAACTTGATATTGATTTTTGACTCTCTTGCGTAGTGACTCTCGTTGTAGGAATCAAGGAACTGGTAACCTGCATTATCAATAGCGATGTATACGATATTGAAGTTAATCATTAAGTGATGAAAATATTTAATGTGTTCTTTTAAATCCTTGCCGTGCTGTCCATATACGTGAACAAGCACAGACGTCTTTGTCTCTTTGTCTATCTCAAGAACAGACATCCCAAAGTCATCAGAAGTGGGTGAGTTAGAAAATGAGGGGTCAATAGCCATGATATACTCACGGTTGGGGTCGCCCTTCAACATAAGCGTAGGGGACTGACCATCAGGGATTGTCACCTCCATCATTTTCTTGGCAGAGAAAAACCCCTCAGAACCGTCAGAAAACTGAGCGCAATACTCACGTTGGAAAATAGCATTGTTAATACCGCCAGATTCAGCCTCTTTGATAACGGATTTGTTAATCATGTGCTTTGGAATAGCGTCCCATGCGAGCTGAGATACAAAGTATTTGGGTGGAATTTCTCCTTCTTCGTAGGATGCTCCCGAATCGCCCTCTTCATTCTCGTAGTATTTAGGATTGTAAATTTTCTTAATGAAGTCGGCATACGTAACAAAAAGATTCTCAAAGGTATAACTGGCTGAAGACAATCCAATTAACTTGGTTTTGTCTTCGAATATTCTTCTTTCACTCTCCTTCATGACTCCTTGATCAATAAGACTATCCTCCATTTCGAGAATTTCTTGACGCTCGGAGATGTCTTGAGGAGCAGTAAGAAAGGGCTTTAAGACGGTGTCGATGATTTCCCTAGACATAAGGAGGTACTCATCAATAACCAGAATATTAGCGCGAAAACCACGGATCTTCTCACCAGATAAGGGGATAGCTGCAATAGCAGAACCGTTAGATAATTTAAATTCGTGAATGTCGTTGCGCTTGGACGGTTTATTCTCGAACGCTTGGCGGGCTAATACAGCCTTTCGGCCAGAGAGAATTTCTTCAATTTTGTTGAAAATGAAACGCGAAGTTCTGAATGTAGGTCCAGCAATAATAATACGAGAGTCGGGTTCGAGCATTGCCTGAAGCATACAGAAGACGGACGCAATGAACGTTTTGCCACAACCACGACCCCACACACAAAGAGAGTAGTTTCGATTCATAAGTCCTCGAAGTGTGATTTCCTGATAAGGAGCAAGTTTAATGCCAGTTACGATCTCTGCGGTGAAGCCTAAATTATTCTTCAAGAAGTCAACAAGCGTAATGATTGCTTCTTTTTCATTCAGTTCCCCCTTCAGTTCTTTGATGAATCTGAGATTTAAATTCTCTGTAGGTTTATCGTAATCGGGATGACTGTACCAAATAATTACCTCCGGTTTGATTTTTTAAATTATCTTCGACCAACAAGGGTTGAAGGCTTGAGATGGGGGAAGTGGTAATGAATGTCATTATAGGTTCCCCGTGTCGTATTGCAATTGAAGATCCACGTCTTTTAACTGTCCTCTACTTCCAAATAATTGTTTTATCATTCTCTTAGATTCTCCTCGTCCGTCTACAAATAGAAACTGGAGATTGGGGTAGTCGTAAATAAGATCGCGCATTCTGTGAAAAATAAATTCAGGCTCCGCTTTGATCTTTTTGAAGGCAGGGCGCGAGTATTTATAGCTGCTTACTTTATCCATTGCTGCTTCAATCAAGACGACTACGTATTGTTCTGAGACAACAGATCTATCAAGCTCCTTGCGGAATCTCTCGTTGCCCGCGCTCATTGTCGAATAGAAATCGCCCAACGACTTCCTCTCGATGACGCATTTATCAGCATATTCCTCATCCTCAAGAGCATAATCCCCTACATTCAGCTTCTTGGAAATGCACTCATAGTCCTTTAGCTGGAGCGGATTCTGCTCGCGGGTATCCACGATAATACGCTTGTCAGTTGGTAGGATATGCTGGCAGACTTTCGTATCTGGCAAGTAATACCTGTTCTTGTACCCCAACTCGGCACATATGACATAATAATCACCAAACAATTCATTCAAATAGTTCCCTGATGGAACCATGAGGCTACGAAGTTCCACCTGAGTAGGGGTGTATATTTGCTTCTTTAAAATTCTTCTTCTAGACAGGGTCGCTCGACACCATTCCTTAGCATCTTCCGGCGTCTGTTTATTAATCCACCACCTAAGATGGTTTTTGTTGTTGAAGTCATTGTTGAAGTAGAACTCTTTACTTTTGAATTTGATGATGTCGCCGTCATATAAATCATATCTCGGAAACTCGGACTGGTAGTATTCAGCAATCCGCATTCCGTGTTCTCTGAAGTGATAGTGGAACTCCTTCTCAGTGTCGAAGGTTTTATCACATCTGTTACATTTATGTTGTTCTCTATCCATTTAATCAGCCATTAAGGGCTTCGTCAATAGAGATTCCAAGAATCTTAGCTTGTACGTCTTCCATGGACGCCAGCTTCTCAATCTCGTCTTTGACTTTGTGTTTTCTTCTTTCTGCAATTTCGATCAATTCGTTCCTAGTTTTCTCGATTTTCCACTTATCAATGAGATTCAAGATACTAGCATTCTCTTGTATTCTCTTGCTTAGACGATCAGAACGCTTTTGTTTTAGAGAGTTAACCAAATCTTGTTGTCTTTTAATACAGGAGTTGAATTCTGTAGTAGCCTTACCAATGGCTTCAACCAGAGACATAGCCACTCTGGCATGTTCCGAATCATTCTCGCCAGCGCCAGTCTGATTGTCTAGAAGCTTCTGTAGATGCTCTGAACGCTTCTTAATCTTCCTCTCCATGATAGATTCATTAGATAGAATGATGTATTGATCAACTTCCTCTTCGGTCAAATCGGCCTTGTCGTGAGTATAACGTACGAAGACTGATTCGAATAGGGTCCTATCGTTAACCTCTTCATAGGTATTAATTTGACTTTCCAAGCGATAAGTATTGAGATATTTCATCAGGGAGTCCATTTCTTTGGCCTGATTCATGTTCAACTTGTCCTTGTCAATTTTAGTAGAGACTTTAAAATGTTTGTTGACTAAATTAATAGTCTGAATAAGTGTACAGGGCGGCTTCCATACGTTCGTGGTAGAGTTTGTCGGATTTTCAAACGTCTCGATGGGGTTAAGCTCCTTGATATATTCATTGACGGTTCTGGATTCTACTGAAGTATTGTTTAGCTTATTATCCTTGAAAAGAATACGAGCCAACTCCACAGGCGTCATTGTTTTGCAGTTGTTGGTAATGTAGGCTTCCTGTTCCTCAGAAAGAGTCTTTCTTTCTTTTGGAACGTAGACTTGAGCGGCTCGGGGCTTGATTTCGAAAGAAGCTAAATACCCTTTCATTGCCCGACCCTCTTTGCTCCTTCCGTCTACTCCTCCTCCAAAGACATGAAACGATAATTCCGATAGAGAAGGAGACGACCCGCTGTTGTTCTTGTCGTTCCAGTAGTCGAGAATTTTCTTCTTTTGATCGTCAGATAATCTGTATTCTTTAGCCATAATTTCATCTTCTTAAAAACTATTACACCCTAAAATCTAAATTTGGGAATAAAAAAGGTTAATAAATATCCACGTCGCCATCATTAATAAGCTTCTTGGCTTTGATGATAATAGCCTTTGTGAGATTCTTGATTTGCTTGTAGCCGGGACTACGATTTTTCTCGTTAGTTTTGTATCCAAGCTCCTTTGCGACTTCTATCTCAGAGAGTCCTTTGATAAAAAGTCCGTCGTAAACAACCCACTCAACAGGCTTTAATGTCTCTTTCAATTTTGCGTTCAATTTCAGGATAGAGGAGATTGTAGTCATTGAACTAGAGAACTGATCGTTCAACTCGTGTGAATGATGTTCTATAGACAAGGGAATCTTCACGTCGTAGGCAGATTTCTTGCGCTGAGTCCAGACTTTAAATAGAGGACAGGCTACGCATTGCGTCTCATACAGCTCGCATCCTTCGTCTGGCAGAGATGCTGAACACTTCAGACAGGGACGCGCAAAGTTGGAGAAGTTATTCCTTACTATATTTTTGATCTGATGGGTAATAATTTTATTAATCCATGGCTCAATAGGTTTGCCGGGATCATACTGCTCCCATTTTTTATGAATATGTATTCGGATTATCTGGGATACATCGTCGAAATCCATCCAAGTGATAGACGTAAGCGTCCACTTAGGTCGCCTCTTGGCAATCTCGTTGTCGATAATATCTAGACAATCTTCAAAGAGAGGCTTATTGGATTCAGTCATTTGATCTATTTTGGAAATCGTCTACTGCCTTTTTAAAATCATTACATGCTGAAGGGTTGAGATCATTGATACTCCCTAAGCAGTCGTCTTGACCAACCAGCCCAATATCGACGTCAATACCCTGAAGAGCGTCTGCATCGAAATATTCAACGCTGATGCCATCCAGTTTTTCATCTTCGGTCTTGACGTAGCGATCCCCTCTTGTGGGTTTTAAAGCTACAGGAGTATACGTTTCTACTACTTTTTTAGCTACGGGTTTAGTTGCGAAGCTCTGGCCTGCGTCATTGTGACCACAGAAGCTACAGATCTTTCCGCCAGCTGCAATTCCTTGCTTTCCACATTCTGGACAATATTTACTCATGATGATTTATTATAACAAGAAAGGGGATTTTGTTAACATACATATGGATGAGAATGAAGAAATTAAAAGGTTTTTGCAGGATGTTATGGACAAGACTTATCCCCTGTGCAAATATGAGGATAACGCAGTAGCTGTTATTTCAGCGCAATTAAATAGCAAGGCATACAGTCTATTAAAACAAATTGAAAGAAGAAAAGAACAACATAGCGATTCTTAGGCTCGGCGCACTGGGCGACGTGCTGTGCAGTCTCTCTCTTCACAGGGAGATTAAAGAGAAATACGGGGAGCTATATTACTATACTCACTCCTCAACCATAAAAGCGCTTGGTCCGTTTATCAAGGAGTATGGACTCGTAGATGATCTCATAGACTGTGAAACCTCCCTTTTGGATACAAATAA